GCCACAATATTGCTTTATTTTCATACTTAAGAGTATATATATTACTTAATCTTATAATTCTTAATAAATTTGCTAAATCTTTTTTATTATTGTTAAATAGAAAAACTTCTTTCTGGCTATATTTAGGATCAAAATAGGATGTTGGAATTTTATATTTCTTTGGAGATAGTATATCACAATCTATATTATCTCCTGTGTGTAAAGTAATTCTATATCCATCATCTTCTATTTTTTTCCATATTGTTCCGCTACGTTTTCCATTAGGACTCACATATATTGCTTCGTAACCATTGATATAATTAATAGATAATAATTCACGAATAAAATTTTCTGGAAGATACATATCTGAAACTAATATGTATTTGTTTTGCAGTAAGACTATATTTGTAGTTATTGGGAAAGAATTCTTTTTCTCTGTTGACCATTCTAAATTTTTAAGATCTTCAACTTGGGACTCGAACATCATGCTTAATGATTTAAATTGATTCCATATTCCATCCCATGTTCCATCTGATTTACTTTCTGATAATTTACGAATATGTTTATAGTTAGGATAATCAGCTTCTATTGATACCTGATCAAATATTGTATCTGGTGATCCTTTTAGTCTACCTATCAGAGTGTCAAATATGTCGAATGAGTTAATGAGTTTTTTCATCATGTCTGTACTGTTCTCTTATCGCGGATAGGGTTTCTTTATCATATTTGAAATGAGTATGAATCCAATTTATATTTGCTATTACATCTCCATGAACATAATATTTGTCCATCCATTCGTTAAATGATTGTGTCCATTTATAATTTTTTATCTGGTCGATATTACTATCAAGATTATTCACAAAAACTTCGAAACATCTATGTAGTGAAACCATTATACTGGGATCGTATTCATAAGTAAAAGCTATTGGATTACCATTATGATAATCAAAATACGTTCCAATCAAATCAATATTTAGTTTTTCTATAGCGTCATCAAAATAGTTTTTTTTGCGTATTATAATTTTTTTATCATAGTTGTGAAGATAAGTATTGGAGTATTGCATTTTATCTTGTGCGTTCCAGTTCACCAGTAGATACCAAGGCTCTAGATTAAAATTAGACACTAGTGTTTTGAATGACTGTCCGGTTCCTTGGAAATCTATAACCATAGAGTCGTGGGTCAAAACTCTTTTACAGTATTCTATATACTCGTTGGGTGGAAATAAATACAATGCTCTTGAAGAATAGAATGTATCAGAAGGAACTTCGGGATATAATTTATTGAATAGCGGTTTTAAAAATACACAATCTCGTGTAGAAAACAATACTGTTTTAATTTTTTTATCAATATATTGATCGTAAATATAATTTGATAGCACTATTAAAAATGGTATATTTTTTTCTGTAAATTCTATCCACAAATAATATTGAATGGTGTTTTTATCATATATATTTTTTTCTTTGATACTATTGGATAGTTTCGACAATATTGAAAATCCGCAAATTTCTAATTGGGATAAAATATCAGTTGATGAATATCTAATTTTTTTAACCATTATAGAACACTCGATTATTTTTAACAATAGAGAATATTATCTTTTTAAGGTTGTAATCATAATAAAATCCTGGCCAATCTTTTGGTAAAACACCATCCATTATTAGTCTTTTACTCAGACAGGTTATTATAGCCTGATCGTGGGTATGCCATCTAAGTGGCGATTTCTCTGGCAAAGTAGGTAAAAGTAAATCGTCAATTAAACAGAGCCTCTCCCATTCTTTTATTATTTCGATAGCCTGCGGAGTTTTTTTACAATATACTATATTGGCATGCAATAACATGTCTTCTTTATAATTTCTCCAATCTTCACCAATAATATTTTGCATAGTATGTGGTTTGATGTGTTGTTTCATTTTTAATCTGTTGTGATCTTCTGCTATCAAAAAGTCACAATCTATCATGGAGAATAGTTTTTCTGCTATGTTTCTTAGATTTCTAAAATCCGATATTCTATCATCATATCGTGATAAATTACAATCGCCATATATAACTATATCATTGTCTTTAACATCGTCATCATTAAGTCTTTTCAAGATTATATGGGGTTTCCATCTCCAAAAACCATGAAAACAACCTCGTGAATGTTCTTTTCTTTTAAGTTTAGGATATTGTCTAATGTAGATCTCGTCCAACATATCCTGATTAAAAGCTTTATACGAATCAACACAATTATAAATAATACTTTTTAAAAGTTCTTCTTGATTTGATAAATCTAATGCTGGTTCTTTATTTGTGTAAAAAGTTATGAAATGAATTTTGTTTAGCATTATATATTTTATTTATAAATTGTTCATAATATGAAAATAGCATAGGATCATAGTTTTTATACTCTGTATAATTATGCAAATTTATTCCGCTAAAATGACAAAAGATAGGATCAAAATTATTATTAATTTTCCAATTATCATTAGAATATGATCTAATTAAAGTATTTCTATTCCATAGAGCCAAATTGCATCCAGCATGATCGCATATATCTATTACACTATTGAAATTAAGAGCTAAAATATCTAAATATTTTTGATCATCAAATAAGCCTAAATATTTATTTTTTTCACATTTCCATAAGTTCATCAAATGCCACCAATATAATGCTTGAGCAGCGTTTTGATTCGCCCCTATAAAACCAGCATTAAAAAACCCATCAGTAAAATTACATATAAATTGATAGTTGTTTTTACTATTAAAATTAGGAACAATGGGTCTGTGATGTTTTGTTAAAAGTATACCCTTGTTAATATCATTGATTAGAAAAGTACAGTTATTGACAAAATATATATCATTATCAATGTAGATACATTTATCATAATTTAGATCCAGTAAAAAGTATAAAATAATAGAGGGTTTCAACGACCATCTAAGAATATTCTGGTCTATATGATCATATCTTGTGAAGATATCGTTTATATAAAAACTTTGTTTTTTTAAAGACTTTATATTTTCTAGTGATAGATTATATACGTCTATATTATAGGAACAATTTTTTATAAAAGATTCTAGCGAAACAACGGCTTGATTTAAGTAATCGTTAGAAGATATACTAAATATAGCGGTCTTGGTCATTAATTTTTTCTATTAGCGCTAGCACTATAAACAAATACTGGATAGGTATTCCAAATATCCGTAATCAAATCTTGTATAAATAGCCAGTTGCCTCCGGCTAATCCACTGCCAAATTTTGGTGCAAGAACCTGAACCCTTGATTCTGCCTGATCCATTTGTGAGATATATGAAGAAACAGAACTCATGCATTTAGCAAGAGCTAAATAATTTAATGGTCTTTTATTATTCTTTGAGACCACTCCATTTTGCGCTATCATATTAGCAAAAATTAATTGGTGAGAAAACTTTTTATCTTTGTAAACCGAAACAAATTGTGTTTGTCCCAAAATAGCTTTATTTCCTAGTAAATGGAAATTTTCTTTAACTATGGGATAGTGTGATGCTACAGCAGCGGCAAAACCAGCACCAAACAAGTTAATATTATTACACACATGAGGGATAATAACAGAACATCCGTTATTTCCTGCTAATACAAGATTTTTAGCATCCTCAAAGATATCCCCGTTAATATGATGACAACCGTAGTTATTCTTGGGTAAAGTTTTCATACTTATCCTCTCTTTGATATTTTTTGCCATTTGTTCTGAGGACACTCTTGATCAGCCCATGCTAGTTTATTCAAAAATATTCTTCTGTTGTTTATATTACATCCGCACACTAAGCATTGAGACATTCTCTTTTCATACATATCGCAAGAACTACAGATAGCAAATCTTTCGTTGATTTGTTCTTGTGTGCTTTTGGGCATACCTATAGATATATGCCACAATAAAGACTTAAGAAATGTTATTAGACGAATCATGTTTTTTGCTTTCTTTTACTGGTACAATATTATTGTTGTTGTCCAATGAATAGACCGGATTAATACTTACTATAGTAGAAGCTCCGAACCATTTGGGCAAACCAGTTTTTAGGCAAAAACACAATCTATCTCCACTGCTTTTAAAGTCGCATGTTAGCAAATAAACTTTATCTTCGCTAACAAAAACATCGCCGGATTCTAATTCTTCTATATATTCCATTATATTTTTTATTCGTTATCTGGGTTTTCCCAGTCTTCCCAAAGTTCATCACCGCGAATATCTTCCATTCTTCTTTTCATTTCCTTTTTGGATTTTGAAACGAATCTTTGCTCTTCAGAATATTCGTTTTTCTTATCTGGTTTAGATAGAAACTTTTGTCGTCTTTGATCTTTTCTATTGTCTGGATTATTCATGATTGCTCTAAGTTCACTTTACAGGAATATTATAAAACGTAATACGGCCTATGTCAAGAAGTTGCTATTTATTTTTTTGTATCCACTCTATAAAATGACTAACTCTAGTATGGCACGATTCGTCTCCATAGCTAGAATCAGCCTTGTTGTCAGTTGCCAAAACACAAGAGTTTATACCAGCCAATGCATCACCTATAAATAGACCACCTCCACTATCGCCGCTAGCTATAATAAACTCAAGAGACGTTCTATTCGGTTCGCTATGTTTTGAAGCTGTGCATACTAGTAAATCAGCATATGCTGTGTCTATTACGTTTGATCCTGCTCGTTTCTTGTCATCGGAAATTATCGCACCATTATTAAATGTTCCCGTCAATCCGTATCCAGACATACAACAAACTTTATTTACTTCATCTTTATCTTTATACAAAGTAGGGTAGAAACTAAGATTAAACGCTTCAAGTGAATACCCTATTGCTATGTCAGCAAAGCCAACTTTTTTTCTATCAAATTCTTTTGGGTAAACAAACTTATAAATAGCATAGTCTTTATTATTGATATTTAATATGCAAAATTTATTATTTTCTATAATATGAGCAGCAGTTAATATTCTATGATCGTCTATGGCTACTGCGGATGCGCTATACACATTTCCATTTGTTAAAACGCCCTTAAGCTTACCAACACAATGAAAATCCTGGGCATATTTTATATACTGATTATCGTCTACCAGAGGATCTATTGTCCCTCCATAGCAATAGGAGAAATTAATTACGCTTATCAGTAATACTAATCTTAACATCTTAATCAGATAGGATGAATAATTCCGTACCCTTCGTATTTTTTCTGATTTGCATATCTTGTATCGGTTAAGTGCAAAGCATTATTTTTGAAAAGATTAATATAATCTTCGTAAGTTTTCAGGCTATGAGACATACCATTTTTTTTATACAAACTTAATGCTAAACAAGCACAACCTACCGCAAACGGATTACTCATGCTTGTTCCACTCATTATAGCATACTGATTCCCTGGTACGCAACTTAAAATTTCATGACCCGGAGCGAGAAAATCTAATGTTTCTCCGCTACAAGTAAAATTAGTTCGTTTTAGATCCCTGTCAACTGCTCCTATCGCTATAGTGTTGTCGCATTTAGCAGGATACATTATGTCTACATCTTCGCCATTGTTTCCTGCGGCGCAAAATATTATAGAGCCTTTGGAATAAGCATACGCTACTGCTTCTTCTAAATCTCTTGTGGTGTTAGGTGATCCCAAACTCATTGTTATAAAATCTACACCTTGATCGGCACTCCAGATAATACCATTAACTATAGAAGAGATGTTTCCTGAACCTCTCCTATCTAAAGCTTTTACCGGAATAATTTTAGCTTTAGGAGCAACTCCAGCTATTCCAGTATCATTATTACATGCTGCTATAGTACCCGCAACATGACTACCGTGACCATTATCATCCATTGGAGGAGAATTAATATCTACAAAATTTTTACCTTCTAATAAATTTGCTTGTAAATCTACATGATTAAGATCACAGCCAGTATCTATAACAGCAACAACAGTATTTTCACCCTGAGACTTTCTCCACTTATCGGGAATATTAAACTTTTTAAGTTCCCAACCATATATTTGTGCGGTGTCCGGAGTTAATCCAAAAACATCCTCACGAACATGGGGAAGAAGACCTACTTTATTTTTTCTAGTACGACTCATTATTGCAACATAATATGTTATAGATATAGTATATCAGTTAATATATACACTAATTAAAAAAAATATTTGTGATAGTTGACTCGGAGAACTATTATGTAAGGTGGCCGTGGCTTTTGTACACAAACTCTAATTTTTATGATTAATACTACTATAGTTACAGGGATTTGGGATCTCAATAGATCCTCTTTATCAGAAGGATGGTCAAGAAATTTTGATCACTATATAAATAATTTTAGCCGATTATTACAAAGCCTCGGAGAAGAGGTTCCTTTAATAGTTTTTATAGATGAAAAAAATGAAGACCTTGTTTGGAAATATAGATCAAAAGAAAATACTAAAGTATACCATCACCCGTCATCAAACTTTGGCGGCAATTTTTTTCCATTTGCTGAACAAGTAGAAAAAATAAGAAATAATCCAGAATGGTATAATCAAACTGGATGGCTAAAAGATAGCACTCAAGCTAAATTAGAATTATATAATCCAATGGTTATGAGCAAAATGTTCTTGCTTCATAATGCTAAAATTTATAATCCTTTTAGCACCGAATATCTCTTCTGGCTCGACGGAGGAATAACAAACACTATACATCCTGGATATTTTAGTCATGATAAAGTTCTAGATAAATTAGAGCATATAACTAAAAAATTCTTATTCGTATGTTTTCCATATGAGACAACATCAGAAATTCATGGATTCTCTATCAAGGAAATGAATAGTATAGCCGGAGAAACTGTGAACAGGGTTGCTAGAGGAGGTGTGTTTGGTGGTCACATAGATTATATTTCTGGCGCTAATGATCTTTATTATTCTCTCCTGAGAGACTCTCTTAATAGAGGGCTTATGGGTACAGAAGAGAGTATATTTACGCTCATGACCTATCTAGATCCTGATATTTATCATTACGAAACGATAGAAGGTAATGGTTTATTGGGAACATTTTTTGAAAAACTTAAAAATAATAATGTAAAAATACAAGAAAATAAAAAAGAGGAAAGACTAAAACCCTCCAATAACGATGTTTTACTATATATTAATGCCTTTAATTCTCCAGAACAATTATTGATGGTATTAGATAGTTTCAATAAATATGATAAAAATTTTATAGATAAAACACAAAAAATATTGATCAACAACTCAACAAAAGAATCTCTGTTTCCAGAATATGACAGAATATGTAGTGAGTACGGATTTAAGGAACAGATAAAAAAGGGAAACCTTGGCATTTGTAGAGCAAGACAATTTAGTGCGGAGCATTTTGCTGACAGCGGATCAAAATATATGATGTTTTTTGAGGATGATATGTTGCTCGATCTTAGCGAGACAAAATGTAAATTTGGATTCAACAAAAATGTACATAATTTATTTGAGACTATTATTAAGATAATGAATAATGAAGAATATGATTTTCTTAAATTAAGTTTTAGTGAATTTTATGGAAATAATGGAGAGCAGTGGAGTTGGCATAACGTTACATCAGAAAATAGAATAAAGTATTTTGGTAAAATTAAAAAGAGACCTCATACTATTTTTCATAATATTAAAACTTGTAATGGAACACCATACGCCGATGGAGAAATATACTATTCTAATTGGCCACAAATTGTAGATCAAGAGGGAAATAAAAAATTATTCTTGGACACTAAGTGGGAAAATCCCTTTGAGCAAACTTGGATGAGTCATATATATAATTTGACAATCGACAAAAAAGTAAGACCAGGTATTTTATTAGCAAGTCCAATAACTCACAATAGAACACACTTTTATCCTGCCGAAGACAGAAGGGAAAATTAAGGTATAATAACATGAAAAAGAAATCTAGTGATAAAAAAGTTGAAAATACTATATTTGTTCAAATAGCCTCTTATAGAGATCCACAGCTACTCAATACCTTAAGAGACATGATTGATAAAGCTAAACACCCCGAAAATTTAAGGGTTGGTATAGCTTGGCAACACAGCGCAGACGATACATGGGATACCATAGATGAATTTAAAGAAGATGCTAGATTCAGAATTATAGATATTAACTATAAAGAGAGCAAGGGAGTTTGTTGGGCTAGAAATTCTGTTCAGCAACTATATAATGGGGAAAAATATACTCTACAATTAGATAGTCATCATAGGTTTGAGAAGGATTGGGATGAAACTTTAATTAATATGCTAACCGATTTACAAAAAGAAGGATATCAAAAACCTCTAATAACCGCATATATACCAAGTTTTGATCCTGACAACGATCCTGCTGGTAGAGTAACAAAACCATGGAAAATGAATTTTGATAGATTTATTCCAGAGGGTGCTGTATTTTTTCTTCCTGCTACTTTTGACGAATGGGATGATCCAACAAAACCGCTCCCGGCTAGATTTTATAGTGCTCATTTCGCATTCACTCTTGGTGAATTCTCTCTAGAGGTACAACATGATCCAGAGTACTATTTTCACGGTGAAGAAATTAGTATAGCCGCAAGGGCTTATACGCATGGATATGATTTATTTCATCCTCATGTTGTGGTTTGCTGGCATGAATATACAAGAAAAGGAAGAACAAAACAGTGGGATGATGATAAGGTTTGGGGAGAAAGGAATAGAAAGAGCCATGAAAAAAATAGAAAATTATTCGAAATGGATGGAATGACAAGAGATGTTGATTTTGGAAAGTATGGATTTGGAACCGTAAGAACATTAAGAGATTATGAGAAATATAGTGGTTTAAGTTTTGGTAAAAGAGCAATTCAACAAAGAGTTAAGGATCGTAAGCCACCACCAGATCCGGAAACATCTCAACTAAGCGATAAAGAGTTTGATGAAAAATTACTGTGCATATTTAAGCACTGCATAGATATTGGTTATCATCAGGTTCCAGAAAAAGATTATGATTTTTGGGTTGTTGCTTTCCATGATGAATCTGATCAAACCATGTTCAGACAGGATGCCGATATTAATGAAATTAATAGGCTAATGAACGACCCAGATAAATACTGTAAAGTTTGGAGAGAGTTTCAAACACAGAAAAAACCAAAATATTGGGTTGTTTGGCCTCATAGTGTATCAAAAGGTTGGTGTGAGAGGATAACAGGAACCTTATAGTAATGAATAATATTTTATTTATTAATATAGTCACAATAAACTATCATGATAAGTAATTTTGATTTTATAAAAAGATGGGATGAATTTCATTGTTATACTCATGTTGAGCCACAAATTAATTATATTAGTAATGAAATAAAAAATTATTATAAAGATTATCCTACAGTCTATATCGATATAGGAGCTAATGTTGGAAAAGTATATGATATATTAATACGTAATAAAATTTTAAATATATCTAGAGCTTATCTATTCGAGCCATGCGAAATGCTTTATAGATATTTAATAGATAAATATTATAGCAATAATAGTGTTCGTATTTATAATTATATTATATCAGATACTATATCCATGGTAAATTTTGATGATAGTATTATCAGAAATGATATATATCATAATAATAGTTATATTAATTTTGGATTATCTCGAATAGTAAATGAATCATCTTCACAAATGCGCATAACTCATAAAATATCTGATTTTATTATAGAAAATATTATAAATAATGAACGTATGTATATAAAAATTGATACTGAGAATATGGATACTCCTATTATAGAAGATTTACTATCCATAGTATCGAATTTTATACATAAACCCATGATAGAATTTGAGATTAATTGTAAAAATCACAATAGAACACAAGCTATTGTTGAAAGATATATAAATGAATTGGGGTATACATGTGATAAAAGAAATACATCGGAGTGGTATTTAATACCAATCTAAAAATATTTAAATTATGAAAACAAAAATTATAACACACCGTTTTCAAAATGAGAAGTGGGGCAGAGCGCACTTACCATTTTTCAAAAAGCTAGATAAGTATTTGTCTAATTTTTTTGAGATACAAAGCATCAATTATAATATTGATGGAGATACGATGTCTGGTAATATATCTTTAATAAAAGATACAGGTACTCAGTTTGGCAAAAATCCGCCAATTTCAGATGTTGATTGTGTTATAGAGAATGCCGAAACTGGAGAATTAAAACTTATATCCTTTACAGAATACTTTAATAGTTATTGTGCTCATATAACAAAATCACCAAATTGTTCAAAAGTATTACTAGCTCATTTTAATTGGCAAAATATATACTATTGGTTAAAAAGAGATCATGCTATTAATTGTTTGAAAAAAGTTAGCCCTTGGATATTTCTACCTTTTGCAGAATTTGATGTTGACTTTTATAGAAACAAAAGAAATCAATTAGACAATTTTGAAGACAAAATGTTTTGGTTAGGTAGCGGTGTTGACGCTTATCGTAAAATGATAAGAATAATAGATAATAAAGGCCTGATGCAACCAATAGGGTGTAAGGGTCACGAGTCTTATCTGGAAGCTTTGATTAATAGCAAAATAGGTTTGTCCTACTATCTTGATCTTGACAAATACAACACACCTTTTGATCATACGGGAGAGTTCTGTTATAGAGATATTGAATATACATTACTTGGATTACCATACATAAGAATAGAATTTAAGGATACAACATACGACCCTTTACTGCCTAATGTTCATTATATATCCATACCAAGAGAACATGCTTATGTAGCTTATGCTATTAAAGGTGACGAGGGGGTGGCTGATCTTTATATAAACAGATACAGAGAAGTAATTGATGATAAAGAATTTTTAAACTATATATCAACTAATCAACTTAATTGGGCTAATAATAATTTAATGAACAATAGAAAAGAAGAAATAACATTTGACCTATTAAACTTAAAAGAATGGATGGAATAATATGATTACGGGCAGAACAGAGTACAAAGGCTATACCGCTCAACAGCATGATAATTTTTATGGGGTATTTCATAAATTTATTAGTGATATTAGACCATCTCAAATTTTAGAAATAGGTACCGCTGGTGGCGGATTTATATTAGCAATAAGGGATATTCTTAATGAAATTGGTTTAAATAATGTCCCAATTAAGTCTTTTGACGTTGTTGATACGCCGTTTTATAACTCTTTACGTTCTCATGATATAGAAATTAATATAGAAAATTTATTTGATCATTCTTACACTAACTTAATTAAGCCAGAAAAAATTGTTCCTTATATACAAAGAGATGGAACGACTATTGTTTTTTGTGATGGTGGGCACAAAATTGGAGAATTTAATGCTATAGCTCCTCATATTAAAAGTGGAGATTTTATACTGGCCCATGATTATGCTGAAAATTATCAGGTATACAAAGAGAAGATAGAAGGTAAAATATGGGGATGGCTAGAAATAGCCGATCCAGATATAAGACAAGCTTGCATAGATAACAATATATCCATCTATGAAAAAGATACTTTTGAGAATATAGTTTGGACGTGTAGGCGTAAAATTTAGTAAGAAAATTTATAAAAATAATTTCTATGGTGTATAGACACTTGTGTCAAGTAGTAAACTTCTAATTCGTGGAAAATATAATTATGAGCACACGCACAGGTTTAAAATCAACAACAACAATTACATCAAGAAGAGCAAATACATTTAGTAGTGTTTCTACTGTAACAGATATCGATCTAAAATCATCAACAGTCTATAAAACTGGAAACAGATACTATTCATATAAAAGAAACGCCTTGGCTGGCGCCGGATTCCCTTTAGGCAATGAAAATGTTGATCTATCAACAAAACAAAACTATAATTATTCTTTAATTTGTAAAGATGCCAAAACACAGCAAACTATCGATCCCAATATTTTAAATTTCACAGTTATATCTGTTAATGGTTCCTATAATTATACAACAAATAAAACAGCTGAATCTTTTAATATGGTATTTGCTAATTTACCAAGTGACAAAACTATCAAGATGACTTTAAGAGTTACTGGTGATGGATATCTAGAATCATTTGCTCAAATAGTATCTGAGCCTAATGTTTCTGTTCATATTCAAGAAATAGGATTGGTAAATTTGAACAATGTGCCAGATGGTGTTGGTGTAGCATCAACATCTTTTAGTCAAAATGGAAATGGAACAACACAAGAGTACACTGTTACTATCCCGTCTTCTGGTACAAAATACGAGTCAGCAACTTTCTCTATTCCTAGCGGGACCAAGTTCTATGATAAAGATGGTAATCAGTTGAGTGGAACAATAAATGCTAAAATAGGTCATTTTAGTCCAACAAACGGATCATCTTTAGATCTATTTAATACAGGGTGGGAAGTTGGTAATATAATACTTGATGGTAAACCACTACAAGATAATCAAACTTTAACTTTCGTTACTGCTGGATTTTTTACTTTAGATATTACTGATAGTAATGGTAATATTGCTTACAGTATCGATAAAGATGGACTAGAAGATAGATCTTTAATTGTTGGTAAAACAACTATTAATCCCGAACTTATTAACCCCTTAACAGATCTACCATATGTTGTTGGAGACACAATTCCATACTGGAGAGTTAATAAGGATGGTTTATGGGTTACAGAAAGTACAGCGGTTGTAAAAAGTGAAAATGGTAATCTTATAATGGAGTTTACAACTTCTGGATTTTCACCTGGCAATTTAGATCAACATTTAATGTGTCCACCACCAGAGCAAATACCAGCAGGAATAAGAGTGCCAGAACCAGACTATTTATTATCACAATATGTTCAAGCCTAATACATAATAAAAATAGAGGAAATAAATAATGATTAATCGAGAGCAAATTGATATTTTAAAGCAACAATTAGCTGATAATGTTCCCATAATGGTGAATTATGCTAATCCTACCGGCGCCTCATATCTTGCTAAACAAGTAACAGCTAATAGATTGTTAGATACCTATGGCGCTTTTGTTGTTATAGATATTATTGAAACATTAAATACCAGTTTTAGAAATGGTATAAATAATGCTAATATTTCGACTAATAATGTTATTATACCCGGTGAGTCTGCTTTAAAACAATTACAAGCACTAGTACATGAAATAGCTACTGGTATAGGATATGTAAATTGTCCACCTGATATAGTATTAACAGTTAAATCTTTCCTTTATAAAATAAAAACTGTTCCACCAGCACCATCTCCAACACCAACTGTTGGTATAGCATCGGTGTCGATGGAATGGTTAGCTCAAAATGCTGAGTGCAATGTTGAGGTTGAAGTTTTATCATGCGTAGAGAGTGTTAATGAATTACGACAGAAAGGTCTTCTTGAGCTTTGTAATTTAAAAGTACAGAATATGTCGAATTCTAAAGTTACGATCAGAGATTGTCAGAATATTATTATTCCGAATCCTCCTTGTCCGAGTCCTACTCCTAGTATCACACCTAGTATTAGTGTTACTCCTAGTATTACTCCAAGTATTAGTGTAACACCTAGCATAACACCTAGTATTAGTGTTACGCCCAGTATAACACCTAGTATTAGCGTAACTCCCAGTATAACACCTAGTATTAGCGTAACTCCGAGTATAACACCTAGTATTAGTGTTACTCCAAGTATCACGCCTAGTGAAACACCAACTCCAACTCCGACAGTAACAACTAGTAGTACTCCAACTGTTACTCCAACAATAAGTCTTACTCCAAGCATTACGCCTACAATAAGTCTTACTCCAAGTATAACGCCTAGTGAAACACCCACACTAACCCCAACGGTAACATCTAGCAATACTCCGAGTATTACTCCAACTATTAGTGTTACTATAAGTGAAACACCAACACTAACACCAACAGTTAGTGAAACTCCGACACTAACACCAACAGTTAGTGAGAGCGAAACTCCAACACCAACTCCAACACCGGATAGTGTGGGTGAAACACCAACACCAACGCCAACAGTTAGTGAGAGCGAAACTCCAACGCCAACACCAACAGTTAGTGAGAGCGAAACTCCAACGCCAACACCAACAGTTAGTGAGAGCGAAACTCCAACTCCAACGCCAACACCGGATAGTGGAGGTGTGAGTGAAACACCAACACCAACACCAACTCAAACACCGGATATTGTGGATGAAACTCCAACGCCAACACCAACACCATCACAAGAAGCAGAAACTCCAACTCCAACTCCAACATCTTCACTGACTCCGACGCCATCGTGCTCTAATTCGGATGATATTGCTAGTGTGATGATGAGTAATGGTTTTAGTTTCTATACACTACAATTAGTAGAAGCGGGATCAGGATCAGGATCAGACAGAAATGATTACGCATATGTAAGTGGTACGGATATTCAAAATGTCAACTGGGTTAATGATAGATGGGAATATAAAGTTTATCAAGGTAGTGAATTTGTGTTATATGCTTACAGACAAGAAGATCTTCCACATCCTTTTACAGTGGGATCAGTCGCCTGGACTACTGCTGCGGGAGGAACAGGAGAATATACAGCAACCAAGATTTCTGGTTGCTAGACACTATTGCACTATTTAATAAATAAAATTGCTACTAGGGGCTTATGTCTCTAGTAGCTTTTTTATTATAAGAGTTAGATAGATATTATTTAGTTTTATTACATTAGCTATTATAAAACTTTTGATGCTATCAAACAACCCTTGCTTACAGAGTGTAAGGGGTCTGAGGCGTGTCTGACTACTCTAATAGGTAGCGGAAATCCATTCTCTTTTAACTTAATGTGAAAAGTTTCAACATAACCTTTAGCCAGAGATGTTCCGCCTGATATTACTACATCCAAAGGTTCTTTAAATTTGGGTAAAGATTTATGATTACTAAGAGCGCTAGACAAATGCTTAGTTGTATAATCAATTAATCTCTCATAATATGATGAAACCGCACTAAGGATAGGATTTTCATTAGGTTCACCAATAACAAATTGACCACCTTCTTTTTCTGCTTGTACAACACTATCCTTTTCACCTGTTGCTACAGCACTCATTCTATCAACCCAGTCACCAGACTTGGTGGTGCTAAATACTACTGTTGGTTCACCATTTAACATAACGCACACGTTGGTCATACCGGCTCCGCAACTAACCGAGACACCGGTATAGTCATTGTTATCTAATTCGGCATACGCTAATGCTTCTGCTTCATTTATAGAACGAGCATCATAACCACATTCGGCTAATACTGTTTTAACAACATCTTCGTGATATCCAACATCAAAATCCTCATCTTCTTGATCTACTGGTTGAGCAGGAACGCAGAATACTAATTTTTCGCCGGGTTCCGATGCTGTTCCGACTACTTCTTTCAGAATAAAGGCTAATACTCTTTTCGCATCTTTTTCTTTTGCAGACACTACTCCTCTATGCATTGGTCTTTTAGCATTATCATTGCGCTCTATAGCTTTTTCAATAGCGTCTTTACCCAATAAAATAAATGAACCATCACTATCTTTTATGAAAACTTTTCCAGCTAATCCTTTTTCAATCATTTTTGTAGCTACTGGAGTAGTTGGTTTGATAATATAAAAAGCGTCTCTAAAATCTTTATAAGTTATACCGTCATTGTTTTCTTGAGATAAAACAATATAACTTGTACCAACATCTAAACCCTTCATATTATAACCCTTTCATATTTTTAAGTTTGTCTATTGATGATGAAATATTATCTGATGATTGTTTGATTTCACCTAAATGATCGTATTTTTTTTCTAACCCATCAGTTTTTATGGAAACAACAACTTTTCTTTCATCTATGTCTATATTAGATGATTTCTGATTGTAGTCATGTTGTTTTTGCTTATTAAAGAATGACTTATTTATTTGTTCATTAATTGGTGCGTTAGATTGTAATGTTATTAGTTTTCCCAAAATAAAACCAATACATAAACATATTAAATTAATAGAAATTATAAGTGATATTAAAATAGTATTTGTCATTATGCTCCTTAATAATTTATAAACTATAAGTAATAATACACTTTTGAATCTAAAAATTATGCATAGTGTATATTTAAGATAGGTAAGTTTAAAAAATTTTATCAATAGTATTATGATCAAGTCATACGTTATTAGTTTAAAAAACAGGCCAGAGAGGCTTGAGTCTTTTTTAAATAGCCTCCCGTCTGACTGGCAATATGAGCGTCCGATTGTATACGACGCGATAAACGGCAAATTATCTGATCCTCCATCTTGGTGGAAAGAAGGAAAAGGTCCGTGGGGATGTTATAAGAGTCATCTCAATATTATAGAAAATCATATTAATACAGAGTCTACTGATGATCTATTGCTATTAGAAGATGATGTAATGTTTTGTAATAATTTTAATGATGAGTTAAAAAATTTCTTAGAAAAAGTACCACAGGATGCTGATCAAATTTATCTTGGTGGACAACATTTAGCTCCACCCATAGAAATCAATGATCTTGTTGTTAGAGGATCTAACGTAAATAGAACACATGCATATATCATAACTCAAAAAGGTCTTAAAAAAATATATCAGTTTTTAAACGAGACTACAACTTGGATAGCAAGAAATCATATAGATTATCATTATGGATCATATCATATAAATAATAAAATTATTGCATACTGTCCCCGTAAGTGGTTATGTGGTCAAAAGGGGGGATTTGTTTCTGATATCACCAACAAAGACGTAGAAGAAAGATGGTGGTCTCCCAACACTATTAATAGCTCGTTATTTGTTGTTGTATTAGGATTACACAGATCTGGATCGTCCTGTATATCCATGATGTTAAATAAACTCGGAGTCTATATGGGCGAGCCACTTATAGGCTATGAAAAGCGAGGCGGCGGAGAGGCTAAACCATTAGCACAAATATGTGAAGGAGCAGCACCATTTCCTTCTGCACAAATAAATATTGATCCAAAAATATTAGAACAAAAATTATACGATTGGATTAATGGACAAAGAATTAAAGCAGCGTATGGTAGGACGATATCTGGTGGTAAATATCCTCATCTTTGTGCTATGCAACAACCTTTAACTACTATCCTGGGTGATAAACTAAGAGTCATTCATTGTGATAGACCATTGGAAGATTCTATTGATTCTTTAAAACGAAGAAGCAGAAGTAGCCAAGGTTGGTTAAATGCCTCTGAAGAACAGTGTGAGAATGTTCAAAAATGGTTATGGGAAGAAAAAAATAAATTCTTATCCAGCATGAGCAACGATCATGTATTACATATCAAATATTCTGATCTTTTCGCTGACGCTCAAGGTGTCGTGACTAATATGATTAAGTTTCTTGGAATTAATCCATCACAAGAACAAATTGATAATGCTATTACTCATGTGGATAAAAATGAATTATCGTCCTAGATTTTTAGAGATGATAGTATCCTTCCTTTTGATGTTCTAATAACAAGACCCTTTCTAATCATATACGGCTCTATACTATTCTCTATTGTTTCTATTGAAATCCCCGTCATAGAAGATATAGCCTTAAGACCCAATGGTGATCCTTTTGATTTTCTAAGAATATCTAGATACATTCTATCATAAATATCCAAACCCATATTATCAATACCTTGTGCTTCAAAGATCACATCATAATTATCTTCTAAAGGATTACAGATCTTGTAATTTTTATACCATAGCAATCTACTATTGAGAATTCTTGGAGTACCCTTACTTCGTTTAGCAATTTCTAAGAGACCTTGATCGTCTATGACTATTCCCATCTTAATCGAATTCGATCCGGCTAGTTTGGCTAACTCATTATCGCTATAAAAAGTAAGATGTTCTTTGATAGTGAATCTATCATAGAATGGCTGACTTAAACTACCACCACTAGTTGTTGCACCAACCAAAGTAAACGGAGGAATATCAATTTTTTCCGGTTCCTTATCAAGAATAATATTTAGAACAAAATCTTCCATTACCGGATACAAAAACTCTTCTACGATTTTTGGTAAACGATGAATCTCGTCTATAAATAGAACTGAGTTTCTTGAGATATTCATTAGGTACGGTAGAATATTTTTGACGCTTCGTATATTAGCCGCATTTGTTGTGTATAAGTTAACACCTAATTCGTGAGCAATAGCGTTTGCCACTGTTGTCTTACCAAGCCCCGGCGGGCCGTCTATTAAAACATGGGGTAGGGTGGCACTGGCGCTTTTACAACCGGCCACAGAGACTCGTAGCCTGCCTATAACGTCGCTCTGACCAGTTATCTCATCAAAGCAAACCGGACGAATGTTACTCATTTGATCCTCCAAAAGATTTTAGTGCGTGTTTAATTAATTGACCACAATCATTAGACTGAAGAATAGAATAAGCCTTATTAACTAATTCTATTGACTCAGATTCTGTAAATCCATAATCGACCAATATGCTAGTGCATTTATTTAGCGTTATCTGTTCTACTTGTTCCGGCGTTGACAATTCCTTATCTAAGTTAGTATCTGATTGATTTTGAACGACGGTTTGATTATCAATTGTATTTTTGACTTTTACAGGATCGTCTGCGTATTGTATTTTAAGTTTAACAATTCTTTTTGGTTTAAAAACTTTTGAACAATGACAGACTATTTTGAAATTTTTTGTTTTAGCCTCATTCAAAGATATCCAATGATCACAAGAACACTTAGGACACTTATATTTGAAATGAGCGTCAATCTCAATCGGTTTCTGGTTTTTCTTCTGTTTTATTTTTGTCATCTTTTACCCAAAATACAAAGTCATTAGAGTCTTCATCAAAAGATGTTTCAACAAGACCTTTGTTTACCAAACCATGTAATAAATTACCAACTAATCTGTGATTTAGAGCATCTATCAATTTAACATACAAAGACTCAGAAATCAAGTATCTTTCTTCCGAAGTTTTTTTATTGATTTGTCGTTTTAATATCTCTTTTGCGATAAGAAATGACTCTTGATAAGATAGTGACCTATCGAATTCTTCTCTATCTTCTTCATGAATAAAATCTAGTGCAGAATCAGCGTAGTCTATGTTAGCGCTGCCAAGAGAATTGAATACTAATGCTCTGGTAGAATTTATAAAACTTGTTAAATCTTCTACAATATACCAGTCTTTTTTCATAAAATTCCTATATCTAGTTTAGTATATCAAACATTCCCTTGTAATATGTAGGCTGGTTGACAAAATGTTTAGCGTGAGACTGTAGGTGTAGAACATATTCTGTATTAATTTTATTAATAGCGAAGTATTTGATTTTCCATATTGGAGAACCTTGATAATTGGACCCCAAATACTGGAGACTATTGCCCCCAGTATTGGGATTCCAACTACTCACAGGAAACATTTTATTTGACATATCATTGGTATTAAAATCATTTTTAAGCATATCCTGAATTATATTATCTACCCAATTTGAGATCGGGGTATTAGGACCAAAATCAAATTTATAATACCATTGATACGGATTCAATGATGGATGATCATAGTCATGCTCATCATCGTCTTCATAATTATCTTCGTAATCTTCGTGCATTTTAACCTATGCAAAACTTGTCACTAATTTGATTAGCAAGGTCTTTTGCCGCACTACTTAGGAATCTGTTATTACTAAAGTATAGCGGTGTGCTGACTTGGTTAAGGAACTCGACCACGGTTTTTAAAAGTTTGGTCTGTGACCCATCAAGGTTTATATCCTCGTCATGGATCGTATCCTGCGATGGTATATGACCAGTATAGACCGGCATCGGATCACCATAAGCAACACCGGAAGGAACATCGTTGTCATCCAGATTATTTTTCAGATTATAAGTATTCCAATTGGTTTTATTATAATTCTTCCAAGCGTTAGGATTAGACTGTTGCATAGCATTGAGAATATCAGTAGCGACATTTGCTGATACCGGAACGCCAGTAATATCAGACTGCTTATAAGCCTTGGCATATCCCTTGTACCATTCATCACTACATTTTTCAGGAATAATCTGTAGAGTTGCTGGTTGACCAGTAAGTGCCGCTTTAAGATCAGCAACATTTATTGGAGTGCCAGTGCTGCCGGGAAGGACGCTGGTAAAATACGGAGCCTTGCCTTCCCAACATTTACGCCACCAAGTATACGGAACACGATAAATCTGGTTCGGTTTGATCGCTCTTGGATCACCATCAAAGTAATTTACCAGTTTCTTCTGCAAGCCGTTCCAGAATGTTTTATTTCCGCCAACAATCTTACGACTAGCATCATCAAAAATCCAGTAGCACTGATATCCATTACGAGTATCAATAACCCAACTAGGCTTTACTGGAAATTGATTGATCTTTTTTAGAAACTGCTTCTTCTTTGTCATTACAACACTAGGCTTAAAATACTTACCTTGATCATCTCGCCCAGCATCCATATCGCAAAAACAGCAAGTAAATTGCTTAATCGCATACATTTTTCGACCACCGTTTACATAAAAGTAAACATCAGAATTATTGCTGATATTAGCGTCAAGTGCTTCCACCAAATTATCTGTATGATTCATGCTGCTAATTTTCTTGCGTGGGTTGCCATTATAGCAGTAGATATTTGTTTGTCTAAAAGAATTTAAAAAACGAAACCTAGCATCCAGCCATGTGCTGTCGTTAGGATCGCTGTTTTTTGCAAATGGGTTGAATCCAATATCATCACTAAACATAATACTTTCCTTCGTCATTCCTATAAACAGATACCGGGATAATAAACATTACTATCATAATCAGTATCAAAATGGTTGGGAGGGAATCGAACCCTCTCACATAGCGTATGTTTCAAACCAGAGGCTATGATCTTAGTCACCAGACTCCACCTATTTTTTAATCAACCAGGGTACGAGTTGTCGTAATCGTCCTCATCCTCGTAATCATCTTCGTCTTCGTCTTCGTCATCAAACTGATCCCAGTAATCATCATTGATATCATAGTCATCATCCTCATCATCATAACCAGCATACTCATCCTCTGAGAATGTTGCCGAATACAATGGCTTGAGAAGTTCTCCTTGGTATTCACCAACCACAAGATATTCGCATGTGCGAAGTTTCTCGCAGTTGCAGTCAGTTGGAACGCTCACAACGTCCTTTGGGTTAATTTTGACGATCACAATCTTGTCGCCATTCTCAAGGCTACCATAACCAGCAACATAATTCAATGCACCAGCATGAAGTCCGTTTGAACAACCACGACCACGATCAT